AACAAAGGCAGTAGCAAAACCCTACGACATCGTGAAATCAACAACCGCTACACTGAGGAAATTCACCGAACGCGGGGAGTTGAGGCTACCGGACAACTACAGCATCGAGAACGCGCTGAAGGCAGCATGGCTGGCCTTGCAGGAAACCGAGGACAAAAACCATGTGCCGGTACTGAGGGCTTGTTCACAGGCCAGCATCGCCAATGCCCTGCTGGATATGGCAGTTCAGGGATTGAACCCGGGCAAGAAGCAGTGCTACTTCATAGCCTACGGGAAGAAGCTGTTATGCCAGCGGTCATACTTCGGGACGATGGCGGTAGCGGAAAGAGTTGCAGGGGCTACGGACATCTGGGCGGAGGTCGTGTACAAGGGCGATGAGTTCGAGTACGAGATTAAGCACAACCGGAAGGACGTCACCAAGCACACGCAGAAGATTGAGAACGTGGGAGCAGACATCATCGCCGCCTATTGTGTGATAGAGTTTGGGAACGGCAAGCCAGACTACACCGAGATCATGACCATAGAGCAGATCCGAAAATCTTGGGCCAAGTCGAAGATGCAAGGGACAGGGTCAACGCACTCCCAATTCCCTGACGAGATGGCCAAGCGCACCGTGATAAGCCGCGCCTGTAAGAAGTTCATCAATGCATCAAGTGACAGTAATCTCTTCCTGGAGCACTTTAACAGGTCCGACGAGGAGCAGGCAGAGGAAGAGGTCGCCGAGGAAATCGAGGAGAACGCCAACGGGGACATCATCGACGTGGACATAGAGACGGGGGAAATCCTTGAAGGGGACACGGAAGAAGAAGGGGTAGAAGAGTCTCCCGAAAAGGAAGAGCCTCCCAAACCTGTTATCCCCAGGGCTACAAAGCGACAACCGACGGAGGGACCGGGATTCTAAGCATGGAAATAAAGGCGCTGGCCTCCGGTAGCAGCGGCAACGCCTACTATGTGGGTGGAGAGACTCCGTTGCTCCTAGAGGCCGGCATCCCATTCCGGCGTATCCAACAAGGATTGAATTTCAAGGTAGGAGAGCTCGTGGGCTGCATTATCAGCCACGAGCATCTTTGATCATTGCAAGGCGGTTCGGGAAATGGTGCGCTCCGGCATAGACTGCTACATGTCCGAGGGCACGGCAGCAGCACTGAAGATTACCGGCCACCGGGTCCACATCGTTAGAGCGTTTGAGCAGTTCCAGGTGGGCGGCTGGCAGATTAAACCTTTTGCCGCGATCCACGACGCCGCGGAGCCGCTCGGCTTTCTCCTGGCTAATCACGAAGCCAAGATACTTTACGCCACGGATACGAAATACATCCCTAACAGGTTCAACGGACTAACGCACGTCATGATTGAGTGCAACTACTCAAGGGAGATAGTAAAGCGATTGATAGCCTCCGGTGGTTTGGACAGGGAGCTATGGCGCAGAGTAATAAACTCACACCTCAGTTTAGAAAGCTTGGTGTCTTTCCTGAAGGCAAACGACCTGAGCCAGGTTGAGGAGATATGGCTGCTACACCTATCAAATAACAACTCAGACGCTGAGGGCTTCCGGCGAACAATCCAAGGCGTAACAGGCAAAATAGTGAGGATAGCATAAGGAGGTAGAATGATACCATTCCCAGACAAGAAATATCAGATAATCTATGCTGACCCGCCGTGGCATTACAAGAATTATGCTGACAGGACTGCAAGCAGATGGGTTGGTAACAAGTATCCTGTTATGAGCATAGGGGATATTAAGGACTTGCCTGTATTCAATCTAGCGGATATCAATTGTGCTTTATTTTTATGGACTACTCCCCCATGTTTACAGGAAGCACTAGACGTAATCAAGACATGGGGATTTACATACAAAACAAAGGCGTTTTGTTGGGCAAAGAAGAACAAGGTTGCAGATAGTTGGTTTTGGGGGATGGGTTATTGGACTCGATCAAATACAGAGGATTGCTGGTTGGCTGTAAAAGGACACCCAAAAAGAATAAATGCAGGCGTTCATCAACTTATAACAGAACGGGTTAGAGAGCATAGCCAAAAACCTGACGAAGCAAGAGAAAGAATAGTCAGACTGTGTGGCGATTTACCCCGAATAGAACTCTTTGCAAGACAGCGAGTAGAAGGGTGGGATTGTTGGGGCAACGAAGTTTAGCCCCTGCCAGAGTAAGTTGACTTGATAACGTGGGTGTGTTATAGTTAATTATCTTAAAGTAAAAGGGGGTACAAAATGGATATACCAGAAAAAGGAACGGGTTGTTGGACTTCAAGAAATGGGGGGACAACTGGCAAATTAAGAAAACTTAAGGTCGGGGATAGTATAACCTTGCCTCGTTCAGCGCGGGGCATAGTTGGCGCCTGTGCATCTTCAATAGGGATTAAAGTTGTTACCCGTTCTCTGGGTAGCAAAGATACGTTTACTATCTGGCGAATTGCCTAAAATACCATTCTGGATACATGGAATGGAAGGGTATATAAAACTCTGGCGCAAGAGCCAAGAGTCGCCAGTCTGGGATAATATAAACCTGTGGCGGTTCTGGACGTGGTGCCTGATGAAAGCAACTTATAAGGCAAGGGTAGTGAAAGTTGGGTATCAGGATGTGCCTCTGGGGCCTGGGCAGTTTATCTTTGGCCGGCACAAGGCATCTCTGGAGACCAAGCTTTCAGAAAGAACAATTCGGACATGTTGCCGACATTTAGAAAACATGGAAAATCTAACCATCAAAGCGACCAAGAGATTTAGCGTGATTACAATCTTGAATTGGGAGAAATACCAAGAGGAAGCGACCAACGATACGACCAACAAGCGACCAACAAGCGACCAACAAGCGACCACTAACAATAAGGGTAAGAAGGAAGAGAAGGGGAAGAAGGGTAAAGAAGAAGATATATATACTCTCTTTGACCAGTGGAATGACCATAAAATAGTAGTTCACAAGAAGTTTACCGATAAGATGAAATCATCTTTCCTGAAAGCATTGAAGGATTATTCTTCTGAGGAGATAGCGCAAGCCATTGTAAATTATACTGAGGTTTTGCATGGCGACGAGTATTTCTTTAACTACACTTGGGGAGTTGAGGAGTTTTTAAGCAAGGGGCTGAAGAAGTTTACCCTCCCCCCTGAAACAGTAAGGAATAATTATAAGAAGAACAACCACGGCAACGGGCATAACGATAGCCCCAATTATCCGGACTTATCGGCGGAGCTAAGGAGGGAACGTGAGCGAACAACTGCCATACTCAAATGAGGCTGAAGAAGCTGTAATCGGTTCAGTCATGTTAGATAATACTATTCTGGAGTATGTTGACTTGACTGCATCTGACTTCTTTGATGAGAGCCACAAGACGATTTATCAAGCAATAGAGAGATTGCGCACTCAGAAAGTTGCAATTGATACAGTTACGGTTACGCATGAGCTTGGGGAAGATATCGAGAAAGTCGGTGGGCCAGGGACATTAAGCTATCTGATATCTATTTGCCCGACCTCGGTAACAGGGAAGTATTACGCTCAGATAGTTAAGGACTGTGCCATTAATCGCGCATTAATTGCAGCATCAGGGGAAATAGCCAAGTTGGGATATGGGAATTCATCTCCGGCTGAGAGTTTAGAGAAGTGCCAGCAGATGATAACCTCGATTGGGAAGCAGGTAATATCTGGAGATATTCTCACACCAAGGGCAATAGCGCAGATGGCAGATGCAAGGTATGCAAAGCTAAGGAATACCTCGCCAGGGATAGCTACGGGAGTTATGGATTTAGATGAAAAAACGGGGGGGATATCAGCAGGAGACTATATCCTTCTAGCTGGTAGGGCATCAATGGGGAAGTCAACATTGGCGTTACAGATAGCAAGGCACGTAGCGATTAAAAGGAATGTGCTCTTTGTGAGCCTTGAAATGACCTCATCGGCATTGGTGGACAAGATTACCGCATCGCTCACCGGCAAGCCTGTAAGGACAATTCGCTGGGGGAACTACTCGGACGATAACTATGGCAAGATTGTTAGTAGCCTTGCAGGGATAGATGAAAACAATTTATACCTGGCTTCGGGGGCATTTACTACTCAGAAACTACGCTCATTGATAGAGCGCATGCGAACTGCTTATGGTGTGGAGTTGGTAGTAATAGACTATCTCCAGATGTTTGCTGATCGTGGGAGGTCGGGCAATGAGAGAGTGGAGACTATATCAAGGGAGCTCGCCACCATAACGAAAGAGTTTGACCTCCCTTTGATTGTGTTAAGCCAGTTGAGCCGAGCAGTTGAAGCGAGAGATAATAAAATCCCCAAGCTGTCAGATTTACGGGACAGTGGTTCTCTTGAACAAGATGCAGATTTGGTGCTCTTTCTTTACAGGGACAGCTACTATTCAGGGGATAAGAAGGACTCCTCGGCAAAGTTAATAATTGCCAAGGACAGGATGCAAGGCGGAACAGGCACATTAGACTTGGAGTGGGATAAAAATAAAGGAGAATATAAATGAACGATGATTTGATTGATTTTCCGTGCTCGCCAGCCTGGGTAAAACACTATGCCAAACTTGGAATGACACGGGATTATCCGGCGGAGGAGATGGTCCCGATAGATGATTACATCGGAAACTATGGGGCAAATCCATATTGCAAAAGATGCCATGGCGCAGGGTTTGTGCATCCAACGGGCTATCACGGCACTCCGATATACTCTCAGGTGGTGCCGTGTGATGCGCCCGGGTGCTTGCTGGAGTCGGCCAGAGATTATCAGTCAGGAGACCCACGAAGGTGAAGGCAGAAGAGGACATGCGGCACGGTGAGCATCGGAGTCCAGGGTACAACGGGCTAGCGAGTGCAGTGCTAGCGGAGTCGGTGCATGACTATACAAATTACGAGAGGGCGCAGAGGGACTACAAAATCACAAAGGATTGCCACCGGCTATGCCCAGAGGAGGTTATGGAGTTTCTGTGTAGTGATACGTTTGACCTTTGGATTGAGGCATGGGGCGAGGACACCCCAGAACGGGCATTCAGGCATTTCAAAGAAGCGATGGAGGTGGAATGAATAACCTGGTACTGAGCATCTTTCCCGGGATTGACCTGTTGGGGCGAGCCTTCGAGGAGTATGGATTTTGTGTGGTGCGTGGTCCTGACTTGCTATGGGGTGGAGATATAAAAACATTTCATCCGCCGGCAGGAGTATTTGGTGGAGTGATAGGCGGGCCACCATGCCAATGCTTCAGCAGGTTGCGATTTTTAAATCCTCTCGCCGGCAAAAAACACGGCAACATGATTCCAGAGTTTGAGAGAGGCGTTGAAGAGGCGCAGCCGGATTGGTGGCTGATGGAGAACGTACCTCAAGCGCCGCATCCTCAGGTTGTTGGTTATTTTACTCAGTCTATTTTAGTAAATAATCGTTGGGTTGGCGGCGTACAGAAAAGGGAGAGAGTGTTTACCTTTGGCAGCACTAAAGAGGCTAGATTAAACGTGGAGTTTTGTCTATTTGAGCAACAAGAGGTTGGCGCAACCGTTTTGGCTGGCCATGGCCCAGTGGGAAGAGGCGGCTCCCAATGGGATGTGCAGCCAACTATTAGAGATATAGCGATATTGCAGGGATTACCAGAGGATTTTCTTAGCGAGTCGCCTTTTACAGTACAAGGAAAACGAAAAGTAATAGGGAACGGAGTTCCTATTCCAATGGGGAGAGCAATGGCAAAGGCAGTTAAAGGGGCGCTTATTGAAAAGGAGGTAACGTGAACGAGGCATTTATTAGGCTGGTTATCCGGCCCGAGAGAGTAAAATCGACCATCAAAGAGAACAGGCTCATCCAGGAGCGGCTTGAAGAGAAGAGGGTGATAGCCCCGTTGCCAGGATATCGAGGCAGCCTTATCAAGCGTGCCGGCAGAGAATAAAAGGAGGTAAAATGAGCGACTATCCTAGCAAAAGACAACTAAAAGCCATCAAAGAGTTTGACCTACTGGAAAGACCAGTCCATGAATTGATAGATTGCATAGAGGAGATATGGCACAACAGCGATTGGGGCTTCAAAAGAGAGAAACATACACTGGAATTGCATACTGGGGGTTGGTCTGGAAACGAAGATACTATTAGCGCATTGCAGAGGAATTTCATGTTCTGGTCACTGTATTGGGGAAAGAGTGAGCGAGGCGGGCATTATTACTTTGATGATAGTAGCGTTACCGGAGAGCTAAAAGGATTTATAAAGGAGGGAATGTGACAGAAGAAGAATATCGTCTTGCACTCGCTAAGATTGACAAGCTCATGGATGCCACAGGTGCATCAGAGATAGAGGAGTTAAAAAGACTAGCTGCTCTTGTGGAAGATTATGAGGCAGAAAATGACTGAGACTGAGCTATCAAGGCAAATACAGGGCTACCTGAACTTCAAGGGGATTTTGTTCCTTCGCCTCAATGCAGGAGATAGGATAGTTGGGACTGGCAACAAGAGGTACAGAATACGAGGGGTTCGGGCAGGGTGCTCAGACCTCTTGGTCTTGGTGCACGATCGTGCGATATTCATTGAGTTGAAGGTGGACAAGAATAAGCAATCATCAGACCAGATAGTGTTTGAGATGACTATTAAGAACTTGGGGCACGAGTATTACGTGGTTCGGGATTTGGAGACTTTGATTGAAATCTTGGAGGTAGTATGAGAGAGCATAAATATCAAGCATGGGATACGGAGTTAAAATTCATGTACCCCGACGCCTTTGACCACCCTGACTACGCGTTCGCGGATTTGGTCGAGCTAGAACAGTTCAAGGTGCGAGAATACACGGGGCTACACGACAACACTAAATGGGAGGAGTTGACTAAGCAAGAACAGGAAGCATGGATTGAGAAGGGAGAAACAAAAGATAGTTGGAAAGGCAAGGAGATATACGAGGGAGATATACTCAGCTTTGGACAATATACCGATGGGAGTGGCCCTTGCCTCCATGTAGTGGAATGGTCTGACGAAGATGCCGCTTTCCAAACACGAGAGTTATTTTACATAAAACAGAGTGGTTTTGGACTCGACCCATGCAGTAAAGTCATCGGAAACGTATTTGAAAATCCCGAACTGTTGGAGGTAAAATGAAAGACACAGTAAAAACCATTATCAGGTGCAAGCGGTGCAATGGAGAACTAAAAGTTTATGGGTGGAAGCCTGAGGAAGAGGCGGCTAAGTTAGGCTGGCTGCTGGACTCACGGCATGATGTGGTTCTATGCCCACATTGCATGGGAGATTTTAGGAAATTTATGAGAGGCGAGCCTACCTGCGAGGTAGTCTCAGTCACAGAGGATAGCGTGTCAAGTAACATCTGCCCTATGTGCTACGGGGAGATGGTAGTTTTGAAAGGTAATAAGTTAATAACCTGCCCTGAGTGCAAAGGGAGTGGGATTAAAAAAGGGGATACCATCAGCGAAACAATAAAGGCTTGTAGTGACCTAACTTCTGAAATATCTGAACTGCTGGAGGCGAAAGATGAGAGCTGAAGATAGCGTAATGAGCCGAAAGACAAAGCAAGCGCTGATAGTTGCACGAAGCCATCAGCAGACTACCGGTGAGTCCCAGGAAGATATGTTATTGAAAGCCCAAGCTGAAATCACTGCTAAAATAATGATAAAAGAGGTGGTGGACTGGGTAAAAAAGAATTGCTTTACCGTTGTCAATGAAGACGCTAGGACGGTAATGATAGGGCCTGTTGGCAATTCCAAGATTTGGAAAGCCAAGCTAAAAGAATGGGGGATAGATGCGAGCGATTAGCCCCAAGCGGCGGAAGTCTCTGGCCAGGTGGCATAAGACCACGGTTGAAAGGGTCGAAGAGCTAGACGGCATCTGTGAGTTCTGCGGTCAATGGGGGAGAATAGACGATGAGTTCAACCCGTTGGTAGGGCATCACAAAACAAGGAAAAGCCAGGGCGGTGACGATACAAAGGCCAACTGTTTCATCGCTCACTGGCTCTGCCATGGGAAAATCCATGCCGATCGCGCAACTGAGGACGCCATAAGGGAAAATAGATTTAGTATAGGAGGGTATATTTAATGGAAGCTAAAAATTGTCCTGATGCGGAGGGGTATGAGGTTACCCAGGGGATGCTCCTCGCCGAAGGCGTAGATAATCTCGCTTATGTAGGGACGCCTTATACCATAGAGCTACAAACAGGGGAAGAAGAAGGCAACTTGATAATCCAGCTTTGTGCCAAGCACACTCTTATCAACAGAGCGAAGTATTGGCTCTTCTGCCAGTTCTTCCCCTTCAAGCATAGATGGCTCCCGAAGGAGGACAGAGTTAATGCTCCCACTCCTTCGGCGCACAGAAAATAAGAGGCATGACCCAAAAGTCATGCCCCTTTGCAGCGGTCTTAACGCATATTTATTATAACACACAAAAAAAGGGGGCACAACCCGAAGGTTGCATCCCTAACAATTAAATGGTAGCGGGGGCAGGATTCGAACCTGCGGCCTCCGAGTTATGAGCCCGGCGAGCTTCCGCTGCTCTACCCCGCGATATGTGTTGCCATGCCTGGGGACTTACACCCCAAGGACGAGGGCCGAGATTTCCCTCTTGCGAGTTTGTTACCGTGTCGTCACACGGCTAGCCGGGTTCACTCCCAGTTCTCCTGCCTCTCGGTGAGCTAGCGTCTTTCTGGTCCCCATACGGTGTCAGCTATTCCGCCACATGGCACATATTCAATTGTTAAGGTTCTGAGTTCCTCGGGACTTATGCACTATTGTTAAGGTTCTGTCACGGATTATACCTACTTTTCGCAACAAATTGCACCGCAATCAATAAGCCTTTTAAGCAACTCGCTTATTGCCTGCTGCATATCGTGATAAACCGCTTTAACTTTTACCATTGCACCTCTTATTATACCACAAATGGGTCCCAAGTCCCCACCTCTTTCCCTTTGCAGGCTCGCTCGTATTCCCCCGTCGAGATTGGTTTAGCTTCCCCTTTTGAGTCTCTCTTGTAGCAATCGTTTCCTATATGGAAATAGTTGCCGCATCGCTGGATTATGGGGTATTTCAATCCTTCTCTTTTATGCCCTCCAGATAATTCCAATGCTCCCACTCCTTAATCCTCTTTTTCAAGAGGGTTAGCCTCCGCTCTAATTCCTGAATTTCAACCTTGATTGCAACTAGCTCGTTGTCCATTACTTGCCTTCCAAGTCTTTTATCCTCTCGTCCATGCGGCCCTGGGCTTCGATGCAGCCATTGATACGGTTTACAATCCCATTATTAAGGGTCTCGTTAATCGCCTTGACTTGGGCGGCCAGGATACCGTTAGTTCTGTCGAGGCGTGTCACCACCTGAGCCAAATCATCTACTTTATTAGAGAGTACCTTCCGAGCCTCGTTGATGGGGGAGATCCTTCCCGCATACTTTCCGAGACAGAAAGCCGCGCCAATGATAGCGACGCCTCCAGTAATTGCTGCTGCCGTCAGTCCAGGATCGATCATATGTGCCTCCTCAGAAATAGAGTGTCCTACGGTGTCGCCGGCCTATCTCCCTCCAGGGATTCGCGTTTCGCCCTCAACTGGTGAAATGGCTTTTCCAAGCACTTCTCGCACAACCAGATGGTTTTTCTTTCTAATTGAAGTTCAGCCACCATCTTCTTTTTGTGGCAGGACTCGCAATATCTTATCCTTATCTCGCTGTTCATAATTCACCTCGGATACAACCAAAGATTTACCACCTTCAATACGTCGCTCATTTCTAAGTATCCACCATATTGCCACCAGTTAGTGCACTGGTTGACGTCTGCTAACGTAGCCGAACCCTGGTAACTTAATATCTCAACTGTGGAGTGAGCTATTGAGGATTGGAGATACCACTCATGGTCTGAGTACCATTCTTGCGCCACAACGTCGTACTCGTAAATCTCATACCACCACTCTCCAAAGTCCAAATAAATCATGTAAACATACTCTATATCCAGCCAGCCATCAGCAGAGATAGTCCAGTCGAGGTCAGTCTGATCTATGGCTGATTGCAAAGCAGCCCTCACCGGTGAGCCTATTGTTGTGTCCATAGTGTTCTCACAATAGAAATAGTCAACGCACCAGTCTGCTCCGTCGGGTGCGCCCTGAGAAACTTTGTCCTGTGAGTATGCCGACTCTATCGGGTCGCTGCCTAGCGTGTGAGCTATCCAACCCTCTGCAAATTCTTGCACGTCATTAGCCTGGCAAGTAATCCATAAGATATCCGCAAACTCCCTGGAGTGGAATGTATTATGTATCTCCGCGTAATTCTCAGGACACGGAGCAAATAAATGTCCGTCGGCTACATGAAGTCCCAGTGCGCAATCAGGAAATACGCTTCCCTGTTTGAATAAGTTAGAGTCGCCCAGAGACTTATCAATCTCCAAATGAGTATCCGGCCCCCAGGCTAAACAAGGAGTTGCGGATAAAAATACCGCAACCATGGCCAGAATTATTCCGAGAAACCTTTTCATGTGTTTCCCTCCTCTAAAACTAGGGTCGTAACCATACGCCCTGTGTGATTGTTCATTATTGATAGTAAAACGCCACCTTGCGCATTTCTTACGAGTGAACATTTGTTTGTAGGCTGCATCTTTACACTTCCCTTAGGCTACAGGACACGATTATCTCGCTTGGCTTCGTTTTCTCGTGGATATAGGGGGAGATGGCAAATCCGTCCGGCTCAAACAAGGCAGTCCGCTCCACTCCGTCAAGGAGGGTGACTTTCAGGACGTCCAGAGACTTGGATAATGTCTCTAACTCGGTCACGACATTAGCCGCTCTGGTGTTTCCCATCACGCCCGTGGAGCGCGGGGTGTCTCCGCCAGCTCTAACCTCGAACCTTATCTGCTTCTTCTTGATAGACTGCCCTGCTATTGATGGGACTAATCTGCATTCTATTGAAAAGGCATTGACTATTGGAGAGAGTTTGCTGTCCGAGGTGGCGAGGGTAAACTTGAACCTTACTCTCTGAGACACAGCGTTCATGGAGAAGATGTTAGTTATCTCGTCGGGATAGGTGAACGACCAGGGAGAAGCAACGTAAGTGTATTCCCCCTCATCACAGTATCCCAACTCTGTCCAGTCCGCATCCCCCTTCTTCTGGTAGTAAACCCTGATAGAAGTGATGCCCGTGAAATTGAGCGTAGTGATGTAGAGGTTTATCCACATCTTATCGTTAGCTGCGAAGTCCGTTTCATACCACGGAGACACCCAGTCTCCGCTGGCTTCCACTTCGTAGGAACTTTCCTTCAATACATCAGAATAACTTGACGGCACAATGAACAGGTCTATCCCATCGGCTGCCGTGCCCGTGCCGAGGTAAAGCCTCTTTGAGCCATCTACCGAGGAGATTAAAGCCGAGGTGTAGTCGTTTGAGGTAATAGAATATAAGGGATGCCAGTACCAGTCTGTCGTGCCGATACTTCGCCACGATCCTGATAAAATCTCACAAGTAGCCCCGTTCTCTACCACGACATACAAATACTCCGTGTCCCATGCGGTGCATAAAATCTTGCCATCAAAGTCGGTATCTCCGAACGCTTCCTTGACTATCGATATGTCCGTTACCGTACCAGCGTCATATTCATAGAATGAGTTAACCCCGGCAGGAACATACAATCTGCCTTGCCAGCCGTCTATACCGTATGAGTTAGTGGTAGATGCTTCGCTCGCCCACGACGGCACGACGGGCAGAACCTCTGCTCCGCTGAGATAGTAAACCTGGTCTTGCTTTCTAACGTAGATAACCCCGTCTCCGATGTCGTCTTTCAATCCCGTAATATTATAGCTCGAGTTTGGCATGGTGTAGGCAGTTGAAAATGGCGTACCATTATTTATTGGATTGTCCGAGATGCGAATAGTGTTAGCTGTGTCGTTTATATGAAAGTTACTATTCACATTGGACATAAACTGTGCTCCTGATACGCCCGATAATTCAGTGATAGTAGTTCCTGAAGCATGCGCTTTAGCGGTTGACCCCAACGACCCTCTAACAACTGTCATAGGCGAGGCAGACCTATCGCTTAATAAAATAACCTCATCTTCCCATCTTGCATAAACATCATCTGCCGAGAATACACTGTAGTCCGTTACTGCAATGCTGGTTGCTGAATCAGAATATGCCGCCGTGGTATCCGTTGCACTATCAGAACTCTCACTCCCCGTAAAAGATGACTTTGTAAACGTCGTTAAGTCTGAGGTGTACCAATAAGCATTAGTCAATCCTAAGGCGATATAAAGCCTGTCTTCAAAAACACACAACGCTGTGATTTCTGCTCCCATGTCTATGACTATCGCTGCTGAGCCTGAGTCTATCTTGCACAAAGTGCACCCACTCCCATAAACGATATCGTCACCAAAGTTTATGAGGTCGGTGGTTGTACCGAGGTTTACCGTGCTACGAGTAATTGAAACATCGTCTATATGTGTATCTCCATAAGTTGCTTCATCTTCTGAATAAAACAACACCCTTAATCGCGTGGCGTTGTCGTCTAGTGTCCTAGTGATTGTGTATGAAGCAAAGGAAGTTGAGGTAATATCTGTTTCGGTGGTCCCAACTCCATCATCTATCTGCCCATAGGAATGATCAGTGCCTGCTTCTCTCTTCCCCCAGAACGTTACTGTAACCGATGCGCCTCTGTCTGCTGAAGTAAATGGCAAGTCCTGATATATTGATATTGAGTTTCCGCTGCCACCGCTAAGTTTAGCTGAATAAGTTCCTCCATGCCCATCAGTAGATTTCGATAATGTCCCGTCACCAGTCTTTGACCAGTGGGTGAGGTTAGAACTATCAGTCCATGTCTCCATGCCCCCGTCTGCAATAGCACGGGTGTTATCTGTACCGGTAGGCGCAGCGATGGCAGTTTGTTGTTCTGGAGGTAGCATTATGCGGTTTCTAAACCTACAGTCACACGAAGAAGTGTAATAGCGACCATGCTCCTGCCAAATCTTGTCTTGAAATCCCTTCCGCCAGTCTGTCTCTTCAATGAAGATTTTGCTCTCTGGTGAATAGTTGGCATACGAAGCTGAACCTGTTAAGAGACTTGGAGGCAAGAGGGCGGTGTCAGCAACAGACCACTTTTTGATGCTGTCCTTTATTGCCAGCATATAGTGGAACCGCTCTCCGTTCCCATCAACAATGGTTACATCGTCGGGCGAATACGCCATTTAATCTCCCGTGGTGAAACTATCCTAGGCATCATCTTTTTTGCATGAGCCTCGTACTCGTCATAACTTCCACCGCTATCCTCAACATCTTTCTTCAGCTTCTCTTTACCCTTCTCGTCAAGTTTAGCAAAGTCTTGTGCAGACAAGGCACGAGTAACCCACCCTTTTGGCATGGTAATCTTTTCAGGTGTTTTCATAAGAACCCCCAATCTAATTTCATTTTCTTCATGTCAGGCTTGGACAATCTAGCTGCCTCATACTCGTACATTCCGTGGAATTTATTGCTTAATGCATCGAACCGCTCCGAGTCCTGAGAATTAACACTACCAACATAGAACTCATAGAATATAGCTGCTGCCTTCAGAGCAACGATATCCGCCTGTGAGTCCGTTAATTCGGTGGTTGAGGTTTCGGTAGTGAACGCTGTCAGCCTGCCCTTCCCGATTAAAGTTATTAAGGTATCTTCTGGTATGCTGGCATAGAAGTCCCATGCATCCTCGCCTGAAGGCAAGACCCTAAAGTTAGTGAGCCTTTCGGGTGCAACGCTTGGCTTGGCGATTATATACTCGTCGTCCTCGTCCCAGTCGTTGTCCGTGCCACCTGCCAACGTACCTGTGATAGTGGTTGCTGTGTTCGATGTTACGGTAGTCGAACTTCCATCAGTCTTGTTATATAAGGTCAATCCAATTAACTCGCTTACCTTCCAGCTTCGTGAGGAGTCCGTCAATATCGCTGCATCATCAGCCCCAGAATGTTCTCCCGCGTAAGCCGAAGTAAGCCATATCTCAGTAGGAAACTCCACGAACTCTGAAGGCACGGTATAGGTGAACTTGTTGAACTCGTTAGGGTCAACCCCGTATGCGTTCTGCCCCCATAAGGTCTTGGAAATCTCCCTTGCAAAGAACAACGGGTAGGCAGCGTTCAAAGAACGGTTTATAGCACTTAGCTTATTTGCCATAGGGAAGCGACATAAGGTATAAACCGTCTTATCAGCCACCGCCTCACCATACACAGAGTAAACAGTCAATGTCCCTGAAGCAGGGAGGAACGTATCAACAGTCTGTGCCTCTGGGGTGGTCAGTGCAACATAAGCCTCCCACCCCTCGAAGTAGTCAATCTTATCGTACTTGGCTAACTCAGAGTCCACGATGGTAGTCGTAGTCCCTGTCGAGTCCGTCGTTCCCGTTACTGGGATATCAATTAAAAGATTTAGCTTGTTTCTAAATGCTAGTAATGTTGTACTCATTCATTCCCCCTATGGTGTTATCTTTAGACTTCGTGTGGCAGGATTTATTTTAGTTGATAAACTCGGATTTAGCTTTATGCCCATTAGATAGTCACCTCATGATAAATGATTATAACGCTACAACTGCCAGCAGTAGTCCCTCCTGTTGCTGTTATTGCTATCAAGAAGTCTTTCTCGCTCACATCAAGGTCAAAGTTATTAGTTGTCGTTGAGCCTGCTTTAACTTCTGTGCCTGAAATATCCACAGTCATGGTAGTCGTGCCATCGCTTATAGTTACACTAACAGTCTTATCTGCCCCAGGATAATTTTCCAGAGACACACCTATCTTGTCGATATGCAGGTCAGTTGGGAGTATGCCAGCAGCTACATCGTATACATGAGCAGCAGACTCCCCTCCTGCTATTGTGCACGTCACATGACCTTTCTTATAGATAGGCTCCCAAGTCCAGTCCAAAGCCGATCCCTTTGGTCTCAATAAATCCGTACTCATTATACAGCCTCCCCTATGGCTATCTGTATCCAGTCATAGTTATCATCATCGCCTTTCATGCAGGCATAGAGTTTATCTGCCACACCAGCACCACCATTAGTGAAACACAACCCGTTCCTGTACCCCACAGCAGCAGTTGGCTTGGTTGCCTCGGCTACTATCTTCACCATCTTGTATCTTAGCCCACCGCTGGAGTCTGCTTCAGAGAAGGCCGTTATAAACTTTGTGGTGTCTATAGCTACTGCTATACTCTCCTCAGTCCCAGCAGCAGGGGTATCACTTACTGCCATATCCACCAACGTCACAGCACCAGAGTCCGCATCTATGTCCAAAGTCCCCATGTGGACATCAGCATCGAACCATGCAGGCCCGTGGAACTCAGTCTCAGCAGTAAACATTGCATCATCTTCGGCATCAAGCCCGTGTCCGGTAGTGGCAGCATCACCAATACGGAGGTAGGTAGAGTTTCGCCCATAGATAAGCCCCGTGTAAACGCCAAAGGTATCGCCTAGGATAACGTCACCAAGAGGATACCAATCGTCGCCACTGGCATATCCAGGTATTACGAGTTCAGTTGTTAAACTTCCTCTTTTTATTTTAGTGCTTTATCCAGTTCACGACTAGCGTTCCAGAGCCTGAAGAAACATCTAACTGGAAACCTCCAACTTCTTCTATATTCATTGAGAAACTGTGGTAAGTTGCACCTTCCCTTGAAACTGACGGTGCATGAGTGTCACTCCGCTTGCTTAGGGAAAGCATCTGCAATAAAGTAACCTCTGAGTCCATCGTAGCAGATACCCCTATGCGGTAAATATACCCCGTGTGCCCGTTTATAGAGGTCTGTGCTTCGTCTGTCTTGGCAGCCCAATAAACCAACCCATCTTGGGCAAACGTCTTGCCGCCATCAGCCGTCCCATCAGTATCCGAGGCATCAGTGAATTCTGTCCCGTTGTAATATGAAACGGTCATAGTTGAGGCAGTCCCGTTGGGCTTGTCTACATCTATGTAAAATCCTAAAATCGGGTCATCTGTGATTACATAGATATAGTCCGAAGAGGTCATTGAAGAGATTGTGAGCGCGGTATCAGTATCCCCGTCCTGAAGTTCATTAGCCCCATCAGTGTATGTCTCCGCTGTATCATCAAAGAATAGCGCATACTTTATTCTTGGGCTTATGTTTAATCGGAAATCTACATCACAGAAGAACTCTACCTCTTGTGCGTCAGAGTCCCGCCATAAGTAGCCAGGTGTGGTTGAAAGAGTAATAGGGGAATCGCCATCAGGCCATATATCCTTAATCGGGCTTGATATTATCGACTGAGCCATCTTTTCCCTCCTGAGTTTCTTTTATTAGCTCTTCCGCAAGGCGGGATTCACCTTGCAGTCGCATTTTCTCTTGAACTATCTCGTTTATCTCATTGACTTTCTTTTGTCTCGCTTTCTCTAACTCTTGGAACTTCTTTTCTATTTCATTTTTTCTTTCAATTAAGTCCATTATCTCCCTTTGGCGGGGATACCAGCCCTCCCCGCCACGGGGCTTAGATTTACATTGCGAAGAAGCTAGTCGGGAACTCAAGCCACTGGACTTGGGCGAACCCACCTGTAGTAGCCGTATCACCACCCCAATATCCCACCAACATGGCAGGGCCATTGATTATAATGGGCGCTACAGGCTCATACAGAAGGTCACAGGTAATCCCTATTTCCCCAACAGCTGTTGCTACATCATACTCAATAACCCTTCTCGCCAACTCAATGTCCATTGTAGGCGTAGTTGTAGCTGCCGTGGCATCCGTATCCGCTGCTACCCCACAACACATTAGGCTTGAAGACGCATGGTCCGCATCAATAACAAACCCTACCGCATCTGTCGCATCAGTGGTTAAGCTATCCCCGTTATAGTGAATTGCTATCTTGTTGTTAGACTCTGAAACAGCATCAGAGAACCCAACAAACACTCCGCATCCCGACACATCGGTTATCTTAACCCTAGCCTCCATAACAGCATTCTTGTTGCCAGCCCATATCACAGCACCACCCAACATACAAGAGTCGTTGTCCACCGTCCCCGTGGTAAGTCTGCAAACTCCCCCGGATACTGCCGCTAGAGCGACAGCATCGCTTGTGCCGGGAACAGTAGCAGTCCATTTGTCCGTGCTCAACGTGTCATCAGTAAAGTGGTCACTGAAGTGCACCTTCTCCTCCAGCACATTCCCTTTAACGTTGCCCTGGTTATTCGCTTCGTTCCGAAACTCTAAGTGGTCATCTATCCATACTTGTCGCATTTTTCACCTTCGCCTTATTTATTGTCCCCCTCGGGCTGGAGACTATAACCCTTTAACCCATACGCCGTGGTCGTCTCTCATCTCAGCCGTACCAAACAGCTCATAAGACACAATCTTCCTTGCCAAATAGTCAATATCATACTGACTCTTGGTTGTAGGGGCAATTTGCCTTACAAGACCCAGAGCAGACTTTTGCATCAGACAATTGTCATGTCCAGCCGCATTAGTCCCTTCGACATTGGAACTCTTGAAGAATTTTACTCCAAGAACCTCACCGAAGTATCCCCTCTTGGCTTTAGCTGAAAGTGAACCTACACTTTCCTTGTACTCCTGCCGAATAAAGAAGTCCTGTTGTATCAGGTTTCCCCATTCTGCCGGAGACACGATAGCAACCCTATCCTCATCAGGAGCGTTTGCATCGTCAAGGTACTGTATCCCCCTAATCCAGTTGTCAACCGAAGTGCCAGATAGCAACGTTCCTACCGTGTGAGAAAAGTCGTCAGGCAGCCCTGCAAGAGTGTCGTCCTCCTGCAATGCCAGTGCATAACCAAGTTTAGGAGCAAACAATGCAGCTTGATCTTTCAACGCCTGAGCATCCGTTTCCTCTTCTACCGCTATGGCGGCGTAGTAGTACTGGTCAATGTTGATATCCGTCTGTGAGATTGAAACAGTCTCATAGTTAACTGCCGTGTTCGCTGCTTTCTCAGTAGCAGACAGACTGGGAACATCATTCACATGAATGACATCGCCTTTCGACAACCCCTTCTCATATTTTGTTTCCACCAATGAAGCAAAGAGAAGGTTATTTTCCCTTGCCTCTAAGACGTAAGGACTCCATATCTCAGGGATATAATTATCCTGAGTAGTGTTGTCCATGAATTCCGTCGTTCCACTTGCCAATTTAAGCCTCCCTAAGGACTAATATCCTTGTATTTTCTTTGAATTGCATCCTTGACTTCCTGAGGTATCTCTATCTCAAAGAACCGTTTTAATTCAGGAAGCCGCTGTTTATTCATCTTCCCTGCAAAAGAAGCCCTGTCCTGTTCTACAGTTGTTTTTACTCCTGCCTTTACGGGTATAATCCAATTCAAGAGAAGCTCAAGGTATGCCTCTTTCTTCCCCGTCTCCAACTCTGACAATACCTCGTCTGGTCTTGGTGTATCATCTCTCATAAAGACTTCACCCCCATCAGCACTCTTTACTCCATTAACCACCATGTTAGTTCTTCCTTCTAGGGAATTGAACGCCTCTTTCACAACTTCACGAGCAGGTTTTCTCTTTCTTGTCTGTTTCAACTGTGCCATCTTAATCCTCCGTCAAAGGTTTATCTATAGGGAATTTGCCTGCCTGCCCACAGTAGGGGCATATATAAGAATTCCCCCACCATTTGCCTTGCACCCAAAGCCTATCTTTTGTTATCGACCAATATTCATACGCTGTTTGATGTAAATCCGAAATCTCCTCAGCGATTACATGGTTACAAATAGAGCACCATATCCTCCGGATTACCTGTGGTTTCAGATCTTTCTTCTTGAACCGATACCTCGCAGGTATCCTTCCAACTAACGGAACTCTACTTCCTTTCAAACCTTGCTAGTACCTCCTGCGGAGTTTTGGCTTCATCAACAGCTTTCCTGAAATCGCCAACCTTTAACGTTTTCGTCCCTTGTATGTTTGGCGTTCCTGCTCCCCCACCGGTTAAGCCATGAGCCTTTAACTGTTTCTGGATCTCCAGAGACACCTTGTCACCTATAGCCTTTTCGTCTTCTTTTTTCGCCACACTTTTCAGATAATCTAACGCTTCTTCGGGGGTCCCCATTTTTATTGCCTTTTGAACATCTGGATTGTCAACTTCCCAATCTCTCAGCTTGATTAACCCTCGAACCTCTGAAGCGGCCTCCTGGTTGTATTGTGGCTGTTGAGATTGTGAAACTGGCCTTGCCGCACGTTCTTGCATCAGCCTGTCATAAGCTGAAATAGGCTTCTGAGTCTCGACCTCCTCCCCTTTCAAAAGGGCTTGGAAATCTTGCAGCATTGCCTTTGTCTCTTCCTGCTGTGCTTTGATTGCTTCGATTGAGTTCCCTTGCGCCCGTGCTTGCTCTAGCTCAGCCTTATGCTTTGAGGCTGCCCTGTCTAAGCCTTTTATCTGTCTCTTGAGTTCTTCTACTTCTGAAGTACTTACGCCTTCAAAACTAGGCTGCTCTGCTGGAGTTTCTTCAACTTCGGCAGCTTCTACCTGTTCTTCTTGCGCCAGCCCTTCTTCTAGTTCGTCCATCAAATCCTCCTATTTATTTTATTTTACCACAAAAGTAAGGAATATCATACTTTTCATACTTTAAGGAGAAGTGCGGAATCCATGCTCTGCTCTCCACCAAGCGGCACGGTCTGCCTTCTCTTTTTCTAATGCCTCCTTTAAGTCTGCGTGTTGCATCAAAAGGATATTCTGTTTGGGAGATAACTTGGAATAGTCTATATTCCCCTCTGCATCTTTTCTGTATAAATCTTCCCACTTGACTCCATAAGCCTCTTGTGCGTACTGATTGCCCAATAAAAAGTATTGGCCAAGCTGACGTGACCTGAACCCCAACATCTCCGTTACAAATGCTGCTGCAGGGTCAGGATGAGGCTCGCCAGGAGGAGGGATTTGTTCTTGCACCCAAATAGGCATAAAATGCTCTACCGCTGCCCAATGCAGCCAGTCAGCAGGCGTTTCTAACGGATCGCCTATGAAGTCTCTCTCACTAAACCCTTGTATCATTGCTCCGGTTAAAGTAGATGACCTTGAAAGTGCAAACTTTAGAAAGGGATTTTTCCTATCATCTATCTTCAATAGATCAGACTTCTCTCTCCCCCCACTCTCAGAAAGAGTAGCGATAATCTCAGAACCCATCTTGAATAAACCATACTGTATGCCCCCAATACCCACCCTTCTTCCTGAAATATCTACAGTTAGAAATTCAGTTGGCTTAGATGGGTCTAAACGAGGTTCTTTCCCTAATGCTTTGCAAAATCCCACATATGCAGCTAACCCTCCACCTATCATCTGAGCTAACGTCCTTCTGGCCTCTGTGCCTGTAACGCCTTTCTCAAATAGCGTGCCCATAAAGGCTAATCCTGCGCGAGTATATCTTGGAGCAAAGAATACAAACGCAGATTCTAATGCTCTCTGAGAAGGCCTTACACCTAAAGCAGTAGTATTCATCGTATATGTCAACCTATTGACGTAAGTGCCTAATTTATCTATCTGTCCTGCACGCCTGAAGGCAGGTTCAAGTGCCTTAGCCATCTCAACCCTGGCCACATCACCAAAGGCTGTGAATTGCCTCTCAAACGGTTCTAGCATGCCTTGCCAGTATTTCCCTATTCCAGGTATCTTCTGGATAGAGTTCATGCCTTCATAGAACTCATTTGACATTCTGGCTATGTTCTTAACCCGTTGCTGGACTGCTACGTTCTCTGTTCTGGACATGAACTTTGGAATCCAACTAGGTTTGAACATTGTGTGCATACTTTCCTTCATTGCCTTGCCCCACACATCAGGTCTCCTCCATAGAATGTTCCACCCCTGCAATACCCCAACAGAAAGGTCTCCAGCCGCTACTGAGGTTCTCATGGTATCACTTAGGTTTCTGGCTAATGTTAAAGCTCTCCCTGGACTTGTGGCAGTAAACTCGTCTATCACCTTCGCAGTCTCTTTGTCAAATATACGCCCCTGGAATAGTTTGTTTACTGATTTAGCTTCGTTTGCCCCAAGTTGAGGAGACTTCATAATGTTCACGGCTTTGGATAATTCACTTCGTGTAATCTTAGCCTCGGTTCTTGCGGCTATTAACATTTCCTTTATTTCGTTAGATAAACTCTCAGCGGCAACTCCTTTGTTCTTCATCTTGATTAGATTATCTAATGCTGGTTTTAATTCAGGAGAAACATCAGTGATAGATTTTAGAGTCTGCCTTAAGGGAACTTCCCCCCTTGATATCCGATTAACAACTTTCCCAGCATTAACTAAACTGGCAACAGTCTTAGCGGCTTCCTCTTTTGCTATTCTTAAATCCATCGGGACTGAGTCAGCCGCCAACCTCCCCAACGCATTAACAGACTTCATCATCTCTGTTCTGGCCACTAATCTATAAACAGAATCCACTAACGATGCTAAATTCTGCACAGGATCAGCGTTATAGACTACATCATTCAATGCCCCTTCAATCCCCTCCTCATAAACTCGTGCCTTTTCAGGTGCAACATGAGGGAAGGCAACCTTCTCTCCATGAGCTTCAAGTACCATTCTTGGCGAGTAGTGCCCCTCATCGTCATACTTTATCTCGTTAATCTTCACGTCGTGTTCTTTGGCAAACCTCAATGCTTCATCTGATACTTCGTTCTTGAACTTGTAGAACTTCATCACATCATCAGTTACACCATCAAACCAATTAGGATGAGTAAGAACATCGTCTATTGTATGCGTTCCCAACGTCTTGAACCCTGGTAGGTTGGAAGCAGCGGTCTTGAACTGAGGCTTAACCTTAAAAGCATCTTGCATACCACGGGTAGTGTGCTGGAACGTCTTTTTAGCATCTGGCAAAATAGTGTGCCCTATATCCCCTACTATGCTCTTAGCACTTGCCCCTTGCCGCTCTATCCTATCTAATCCTACTGCAAATATCCTCTGCGTCTCTTTAGCTTTTATGGTGTCTCTGGCAGTCATTGATGGGTCTATCTTAGAAACAAGCCACCTTGCCCCTGGGACTTCGGGTATTTCGTGCCCTTTGATAGTTACTTTCTTCTGTATCCACTCCGCAACATTACCTTCTGTGCCGTTTGGATATAGCCTAGCCTCAGTCTTTGCAAACGGTTCTATATCCATCAAGTCGTGGATTACGTTCTTTGCCATGCCTCCGTCGGGCACTTCCTGCACATTCCTAAAATCGTCGGCAGTCAAACCTTTGGTTATGGGTGTCCGTTCTATTGCATCATCTATACTAACTGGCGGAGTAAGACGCCATGGTTCTTCTACTGTAATACGCATCAATTCATCAGATGCTACCTCTAATTCTTTACGCATTGCAGCAAGTTCCACTTCATCAGTCTTTAACTGCATCCTTATATCTTCTATCTTCTTGTGTTCTTTAACTACTTTTTCAATGTCCTGTCTCAATAGGTCGTCAGGTTGAAGTCTTGTTCCAATAGCCTTTTGTTCATATCCCAATTCCTGAGCTAACTCATCTAGTGCAAGTTCCCATTTAACGTGTTGCCCATCATCCGTCAAGAGTAACTTGCTCGGCTCTTTCCCAGTCCACTTCTTATATTGGAATTTCGTAATATAGGAAAGTTCCCCTACACCTTCTTTAGTTTTGGGGATAATCTCAGCCAAACGAGTAACCTTGTCGCTGATAGGATTTTCGTGCAGAGTTTCTTTCATCGTTTGGTATGTTGCCTCTTTCTCGTAAACGCTCTGCTCCAATTCTTTGACTTGTTTCCCTGTGTCCTTCCAGGTTTCTTCCAACTTAGAAAAAGCTGGAGTTTCCTTCTTCATTATCTTCTGGTATTTAATCCAATCCCCCATATCTTCAGTCGCATAAGTAAACCCTCTTTTCTGCGTATGCACCTTCCCTGGTACGCCTAACATGCCAGCCTGCTCTCCTGTTACAGGAGTTTTAAGCACTACCGACTTTGCAATAGGCGGCTTAACCTCTACCGCAGGCGTACCAACTTTCTCTGTAACGGGTTTTGCGAAGGGCTTTAGTGTCTTAGGGTCTAAATCTACACCAAGTTTCCCCTTGGCATACTCGATAGCTTTTATTTTACTTGTAAAATGACCTGCGTGTTCTTCTCCTCCCTTTTCAAAAGCAACCCTCCACGGTGCACTGGTTTGCCTTGTTTCCTTTGTAAGTCCTATAAACTTACGCCCCTCAACCTCTGGCAATCCAACCCCCTTCTCCACAGCAACCTTCACAGGAGGCTTAACCTCTGTAGTGGCAACCTTCTTAGAGGCAACTTCTGGCTTCACCACTGGTTTCACCTCTGGCTTTACCATCTCAGGAGTTATCTTTGCCTTCTCAGGAGCGGCAAACGTCTCATAGTATTTCTCTGCCTTTGCCCCAAACTCAGGATTCCAATCTTTCAAAACAGCCAATTCTTCAGGAGTGAGTTTCTCGTCGCCAACTATCTTCCTCATAATCGGGTCTACGATGGTTTTCTTCTGCTCAGCGGTTTGCGTCCACTTCTTGCTAAATCTCTGCACGGCATACTTGGGGACTTTGATAGTAGCTGATAGAACTTTTGTCATGCCCTTCTCAATCAACTCTTGAGGCAACAGCACCCCTCGCCCAACCTGCATGGCAACCTCTCCTGCCTTAGCCCCAACCTTCCCAGCAGTAGTAGTTGCTTTAGCCGCCTTTGCTGCCATTAAAGCACCCTTTCCTGCCATACCTGCCCTTATCCCTGCTCCGCTAGGCAATGCCATAGTCGCTGCACTAAGAGGAGTAGTAAATCCTTCAAGAATAGAGACTCCCGTGCCTGCGCTTTTGTAGTATGCCTGTTTTAATTCCTCTGATGGTTTCAGGTTCTTGAATCCTTCAATCCAAGTTGTGAAGTGTCGCTTTATCATAGACGAGTCTTGCTGTCCCATTTCGCTCTGAAGCAAGTCTAGGAACTCTTTGTCCTGTGGCCTTACATCACCCCCACTGTCCTGCACGTTCTTTAATAACGTCGCATGTTGCTGTATCATGAATGGGATATCTACAGCCTCTACTGCTCCTAGTGCCTTCTGCCACCACGGAGCATTCTGCTGCGTAGTCTGTGTAGTCTCAGGAGGCGACATTACTTGATTATAGGCTTGATTATACTTCTGATATGAAGTTGTATCCCCTGAGGTCAATGCCTCTTGCGCGAGACTGGAATATAACTTAGCCTCGATTAACTGTTTGGTTGCAGTATCATCCAAGAATGCCTGCATATCTTCAGGAGAAGCATCATTCATGCCAGACTCACTGATAACCTTGTTAGTAGCAGACACTTTCGCTTTGTCCATCTTGTCGTATTGCGCCTGTTGTGCCTTCTGTTGTTGTTCTTGGTAGGCAACCTCCTGTTCCTGCCTTGCCGCTGCACATTGCCAGCTATATGCAGCCTGCTGTGCAAGCAAGTCCATCTTCCTCTTCTTGTCAGCTTCTTTCTGTTGGGCAATCTGGTCGGCCCTGGCATCAGCATCATACTGAGCCTGTTGCTGTGCAGACTGCATCTTGCGAACGTAATCTGCTGTCTCGCTCTCAGCAATATTCGAGACTTCCCACCATTTCAACATTACTTTGCCTCACTTATTACTTCAAAGAATATCTGTGGGCGTTGTGGCACTGAACCATATTCCAGCACCATATCTGCCTTATAACCACCAAGCAGGGAGCTGGAGGTAAGCGTATAATTATATCTGTATAATCCCGTTGAAACTTTGGTAGCATCCTCTCCGTTTACTACCAATGCCCCAGCAGGGTCTTCAACATAAACTTTATGATCACCATTGGCATCAGTTAAAGCCCCACTGACATAAAGTTTCCCTTCCAATGTTACTATTTCAGTTCTTACATATTTTGTCATTTTGCCTCCAATGTTGCTCTGTATAAATGGGTAGCTTCCAGGGTTGCAGTATACAGGTGCATAGCCTTAAGCTCTGTTTTATGCAAATGGGTAGCTTTGAGGACTGCACTTATTATCCTCCCCAATACTGCAAATGTTTTAGTAACACTTACAGAAATTACCAGCTCAGGAGAAAGTGTTTTTGTATAAGCTGCTATTCTGGAAACCGTGGTTGATATAATAAGCCCCGCTACAGTAGTAATTGCCTTGTTCCACATCCTAGACACTGAGACAACTGAAGTTAATCCTGCTGTTATAGCTTTCCCCCATGCCATTGTTCTTGATATGGTAGCCGAAACAACTAACCCTGGAGATGCGATTATTGTTCTGTTCCTCTTCTTTGCCACTATGACTGATACGGTTAAATCAGACGTAGAAGCCCTTGAATATGTAGCTTCCCTATTTACCGTAACCGTTGATGCCAGATTGCTTATTGCACTTCTAACAAACGCCTTTGCTATAGATATTGTTGTGGAAACTGTAAGACCAGCAGTGGTAGAAACAGACCTTGCCCTTTTCCTTGCCACATTAACCGCAATTACTAGATTAGCTGCTATAACCCGCGTGTATGTTAAAGCCCTGTCAACTGTGGCAGAGACAGTTAATCCTGTTGAAATTGCAACTTTTCGCCCAAAAGACTTTGCGACAGTGATAGCCGCAGTTAATCCTGCTGACATAGCCCTTGTATATGTTAAAGCCCTGTCAACTGTGACAGCCGCAGTTAATCCTGTTGAAATTGCAACTTTTCGCCCAAAAGACTTTGCGACAGTGATAGCCGCAGTTAATCCTGCTGACATAGCCCTAGTATAGGCTGTCTTTCTTGCTACAGTGGCTGACACGGTAATATCTGACGATGTCGATATGGGATAATTGGTTACACCCGTTGCCCCTGTGCCATAGAGACTATTAACTCTATCTTCGCTGAGTGAATAAGTATTTGCTCCATCCCCAAACTTATCTCCACTAACTTTATAGTACCCTGCACCACCTGCGCTGGCTTTCTCAATTGCACCATCAGTCCAATAAGCCCCTATAAAATCCCCAGTCTCAACATCACAATCCAATCCAGAAAATGTCTGCTTTGAACCAGAAGATACCGAACCTATTGTTTCATAGTCACGGTCATCATACGATGTTCCACTACCAGAAAATGTCCCAACCTTACATTTAGCCAGACTACTAAGTGCCCAGATTTCAAAGGTATCAAGTGAACCTGTATCATTGGCATAGTTATCTAGGGATATAGTAGTGTAGCCATCGGCGGCATTGGAATCTCTATCAATCGCAGCAGCCCCAATATCAATTAACGCCAACAGTAACCTCCAAATCTTTGAACCTGGCGTTCACATCTTCGATGTTCCCCTGCTTGACGAGTCCGGCGATGCCTTTCTTGGGCCGCATGACCTGAGACACTTTGCTCCTGTCGTTTTTGCTTAGAGCATCGTCTAGTTCATCAACAGCGGTCTTGTTAAATGTAACCATCACCAGGTTACTTAACTGAGTCCTGGTCATGTCCTCGTCAATCACGATAAAGTGGCACAGGCAAGGATTGTCCTCTTTGTGAGTGCCGATTTTAGCCGGCAAATTCTTGTCTGCCCGCTCCTCTTCAGTAGGCTCACGGTCATATTTGTCAACATGGTGCATAGCAAAGGTCTTGCTGGTGGCGTCAGGGTAGATATCGACCCGCACCTTTAGCTTCCCCTTATGGATATGAGTGCCCGAAGGATTTATCCTGGCTAGCATATATATCCCCTATGCCTGGTCAATCGTACTCTGGCCGTCAATGGTCAAGGTGTCCGTATTCTCCATTGCTAACACAGAGTTAAAGCAACACTCTACAAAGGCTACATCATCGTCATTATTGCAAACATGAATGCCCGCCACGTTCTTTGAGGCTGTAGCCGTGAATACGTGGTCAAAGGTGATAGTATCCCCCGCAGTGTTAGTAGTGTCTCCCCCCACAGTGTCAATTGCCTGTATAGCAAGCCCTGAATCCGTGTGATGGGTTGCCGTGTCTGCTGGGTCTGCAAAAGTTGAAGCCACCGCTGCCGTGCATGGTGTAGCCATATTAAGAGCTACGATGCTCTCCATGCCTGTTGCCGCTTCCTCCCTCAATAGTAAGATTAATTCTGCAATCCCCGTGTTTGTCCAAGTCTGAGTTTGTGCCATTTTTTATTTCCTCCTATCGTTTTTACGAAGTATAAATCAATTTATGGGTAGCAACTAGAAGTTGCCATATAGTTTTAGGCGACGGCTCACCAGTCCTGTATTTCTCAGGTATCACTTTGTGCCTATTCTTTTCAGCATAGGCTATCCTTCTCTTATGGTAATCCGACAAAAGCGCACAGAATAAGCTGTCCTTAATAAATTTAGCCACGCACTTAAAGCGGAAACATCGAAGAGGTTGTGGAGCTTGCACAGCAGTGGTTCTAGCAATAAGTTTCCCCAACTCTCCGCAATTCGGGCACACCATCCTTACTCGCCTTCTTTCCCCATCCATATAAAATTCCTTCACCGTTTTAACCCCACACTTTTCACAAATACCTATTCTGTGCTCTCCTACTACTTTGGTTATCATCCGCCCTTTCATTCTAGTTGTCGGCATAATTCTCTCCTTCTTTTTATAAAATATTGCACAACCTAAGTATCACCAAAATACCACCTCCCACAAACAATGCCTGCAATAAGTCAAGGAAGTCCAGCGCGCCAGTATCCTTTATTTTGTGCTCTTGCCAGAACTCAAAAACTCCAAAGGAAACAAGCAATGAGACAGCATAGAGGATATCCCCTTGCCAAAACAGGCAGGCGATTATCAACCCACCGAGGTAATGGAAAAAACTAGTCGGTTTTCTTAGCATCCTTCACCTTCTCTATTGTTCTGGTAGTAAACCACCACAAAACAACGCCACTCAATAGGCTAATCGCCCATGCTGGCATTTCTATCTGCTGTGTTATTACTTGTGCTAAAGTTCCCATGCAGATGATGGTTACTACAGGTCGAGTGCATTTTATTAAGATATCTCCAAAGTCCATTTTAATTCCTCTTGCTCCATGTTGGAGCTGCTAATTTAGTAGATTTTGGAGCTAACTTCTTACTCAATGTCTGATACTGTTCAAACCACGGTTGCACGTTAGACAAATTTGCAATGTACTCATCAGGGTTTAGCGTAGCCCCACTTTGTCCCCAACCACCATATAATGCCAGTTGCTGCAACTGCGCAGGAGTCAGTTCAGCCTGTGCCCCCAAAGGCCGTGGAGTAAAGGCAGCCCCTGTCTCTGTCCCTTTCTCCATCTTAGACTTCGCTTCCTTCCCTGCTATCATAGAAGGCTCTAGGACAGATGTTAACCATGAAGGCATAGGGAGCTTAGACGCTTGGGATGCTCCTGATGCCCCCTGTTCTCCCAACACCCTAGTCCAAAAAGCATCTTCTGCTTGTCTTGCAGCAAAATTCGTACTCATCTCATTGAATGATGGATAACCGCCAACAACTGATGGTCTTTTATCAATAGACCCTGTTGCAGGCCCATGGCTTATAACCCCCCCCCCATATTGAGGAAACGATCGCCATGAAGCAGGTTCTTGATACGGCCCAATTGTTGGAACTGTTGGATACATGGCATGAGAAGGAGAGTTAATTCTAGGTGTAACTCCTGCAATCTGCCCCCATTCTTCATTAACAGGCAGGTTTTCCCATGCCCCTGACTCAATAGCTTTTGCCTGGTTCATTAGCATTTCCTGCTTCCCGATTGCAGAAGTGGCATCCATCTGTGCAAGTTGCTGATTGAGTTCCCCTATCTTATTGCCAAATATCCACTTCCCAATAAAATCATCAGTCCCTAAACTTTTCTGAAGTTCGGTTAGTCTCTCTATCTCTGCATGGATTTTAGCCTTTGCGTCTAATGATGCTTTCAACACCTCATCCAAACCCTGCACCCTTTCTAGTAATGGAGAAATCTGTGGATTAAAGCCAGTCCATGCAGGTTGCTGTTCTTTAGGTAACCCTCCATATTTCTGTTGCCATTCCGACCTACTACGGGTTGTCGTTACACTTTCTTTACCTTCTGCCATTTTATCCCTCCGTATTCTTCAGGAATTCGTTGACCTCTTTATGCCCATACTTTAACACCAAAGCTTGCAGTCTTTCAGGGGTTAAGCTCGCCCTCCTTGCCTTCATCTCCTCAGGTGTAGCCTTGCGATAGTTAAACGGCATATCCCCTGCCATGCCCTTCATCTGCTTATCCGCAGATTTAATAATCTTAAGCACTCCCTCAGAGGATTTAGTTAAGAGATTGTCTTTCATCCTATACTGCTCCATTGCTGATATTTGTTTCTGTCGGGGAGGGTATCTGCTCCATTCCCTCTGAAGAGACCCTCTGTGGCATCATATCCGACCCTTCAGGCATTTGCGCCCCTGTCCGAGTAGGCGGTATATTGGCAGTTTCCCTGCCTTCCGTTGCAATCGCTGCCTTTGCCTCTTCTATCCCAAATCTCTCAATGGCTACTCTCCCCAAAGCATCCATTATCTGAGGATCACGATCTACCGCCAGCTCTGCAAACACTTGCCCTATCTCCTCCATTGCCTCGTCCATACTCATGTCATGGTATTTTATCAAATTAGTCAAATGAGATATGATGTGAGACTTCTGTTCATTATCACCAAGTGTTTTCTTCATCATGGTCGCTTCAGGAGCTTCAGCCAGCAACTTGACCTCACAATCATAATGTCCATCAATGGACTTTGGGCCAACCTCTCTATATCCACGAGAGTCAAATGAAGAAAAGTCCTTTACCTGAACAGGATACTCCAGCACCTTATCTATTATCTTTAACACCATGCCGGAAGCAATCGCCAACCCTTCCTCCATATTCTTGAAGGCATCTTTATAATTAGATTTCCCTTCTGCTGTCAATACCTCTGCGTGCTCTCCTGAATACACCCCTGTAGGATTGTTTCCGCTTAGCACCACTGGACTCTGTGCCTTTGCTGAAACTACACTCAAATGCTGGAACATCCCGGGAGGAGGCTGCTCCCCCTCCAAGAAAGTAACCTTTACCTTGTCACTTGTCCTGATTGGAAGATCGGGGTTCATATTTATTACAGTGTCCCCATATAGTTTATCTACATCCTCTTGCTCTCCGTCTATCACCATTCTTGTCCATGCATACCTTGAACACACTGCATCATTCTGCGAGAATATCCTTGTCTCAGCCTTTAAGAAGTCCTTTCTGGGATAAATAATTGACCTGTATAAATACTCTGGTTTTCCTTCATAAGATGTCTGCCCAAATCCAGCATCTATATGCACATAAGGGCAGAACTTCAACCAGTTATCCTGCACTTCTTGCGGTAAAATAGGCTCTCCATCAATCAAGAAACACCTGACGCTCTCATCAGAATATGCAATCCATTTCACTAAAGCAGTATCTTTCTTGTTTGTCTCCCATTTCCAACCATTCCTACGGCAAATATTCTTCGCCTCGGAAACGGTTATTTTATACTGCTCGACAACATCTACGGGGACAAGCCCGTTATGCGCAGGAGAGGGGAATACGTTGATGGGGTCTGGAGTTGACAAAATGACAGGAAAGATAAACAGCCTCTTCTCTTTTTCCTCGTCGCTTAAATCCTCGCCATAAAAAGTATCATCAGGCCATAGCTTGATATACGACTCCCCCCTGATTAGCAACTTCCTGGCGTTTCGCTTAATAGCGATAATCTCCCTTGACAGCCAAAAGTTCAATAAACTTTCACAGTCAGCGTCTTTCTTCCTGTCTTCGTCACTTACCCCTCTGGCGCGCATCCATACCTTCGGATTATCCATCATGAATGTTCTAACCCCTGCATCTACCCATTCCCTTGCCGTCGGAGGTGTAATCTGTGAATATCCTTTAGGCACACCTGCGGGAAAAGTCAGTTCATAATATTCGTCAATGTCCTTCTGTTGTTCATGCAACTCATGATAGAAATCCTCGTAATCTTTAGCCTTTTCCGTAACCTCTTCAATGTTTTTCAGCATTTATGTCCTCACAAAGGTCCTTGGTATCTCTTGACGTACAAGCGTCATTTTCTTGAACGGTATCATTTTAGGAGAATTTCTCATCATCTGGTATCCAATCGCCAAGCTCATAACCAAATCATCATGCGCCCCCGGGCCTGCTTCAGGGCGATTGTTTCGTTTCTCGTTGTAGTGCATCTGCATCATTTCTAATACTTGTGGCTTAAACTTAGTAATAACACTGGCATCTTTAATCGCTACACTTAATTCATTTATCGCTACACCTCTGGTGAACTCGGTATTAGTCCAGCCAGGCTTTGCTTTAATTTTATCACTAAAATACAAATTGCGGTAGCCCAAGTCCTGTAACGTATTTAATGTCGCAACCCCGATAGAATTATTCTCAATCCCCACCACAGGGTCGCGATACTCTTTACACAGTTCGTTAATCTCCCACGCAAACATATCCGTCCGTATGGAATTAGAATGTATCACCGCACAAACCTCAGAACTTACCCCATCTGTCCCCAGAATAACAAACGCTGAGGAGTCCAGCCCTACCCCTTCAGCTACATCTCCACCACCCACATAATGCACACCAACTCTCGGAGGGTGAATAATATGCACATACCCACGCCTGGTCTCCATAGGTTCACCGGCATTTCGTAATAACCTGGCTAAAGCCTCCTTATCAAAAGGCGAAATAGACGACAGCGGAGACATCGCCTCTTCTAATGATCTCGGGTACTCCTTATACCTCATGTAGTCTGACATTTCGGTTGATATCTTGGCGTACCATGCCTCATCTCGATCAGGACGGACATTCCACCCAAGAAACTTCAATTTGAAGCTCCCTTTCCCCTCCAGTGTTCTATTGATTGTCCTCTTACAGAAAGTGTCAGGCTCAAACGCATCTATTGTCGTAACAGCAATAAACTTCCTGCTCCCCATGTCAATGGCAGGCTTGGTAGCACTGAAGTTCTGCTCTGCGAACGGGTGATAGTCCCATTCATCACAGATTATCAATGAAGCATCCGCTGACCTTCCCGCGCTCTCTGTTGCAGGCAATTCTATTATCTTAGACCCCGTTGATTCAAACTCCAGCATCTTCGTTGAACCGCCGCCAACCAACGGAAGCCTTAACCACTCAGGCAGGTTTGAATGAATCTTCCTGCATTTGTCCAGCAACTCTATCGCATCCTCCTCCCTACGGGACATTAAATATATCTTTGCATACTCATTCATCAACGCTGTGTATAACGCATACACCGCGCTTGTCCAGCTAATCCCTATCTGCCGCGACTTCACTATAAGAGAAAACTTCTCCTCATGAAACATCTTTATCGTTTCGCAGATGTGCGGCCACTGGATTAACTTGACCAACCCCTTCTCGGCATCTGTTATATAAACATAGTCCAAGAACTTTAAGGGATTTCCCTTTAACTTGAACAGCTCAGCTAAGCATTCTTCCTCATTCATACTACTTTAACCCAGCATAATCACCTTCATTGGTCAACTGAGAAAGTCCTCCTCGCCAGTCCTTGCACTGCGCCATCGACAGAAACTCATCTGCCGCCCAGTCGGGGAGTATCGGCATCAACTCCTCCTTAAAAAGCAAGAACAAGTTTAACGACAGCCTATGCCCGTTGGCCATATAATAGGCAGGATTAACATAAAACTGCACCCCTGTATTAACCTTAACCTTCTGCATTATCCTTAGCCTTAACATTTTAGCCACAAACCGTTTCCCCCCACCTTTGGATAACTCTGCCAGGTTGCCTATCTCCTTAGCTGTATAAGCCTCAATGTGCCGTCCCTGCCTGTATCCCAACATATTCGCACTAGCAATCATATTATATCTGGCCAAGTCCTGCATCCGCCCCTTGTCCGCCTTCGTCATCTCCACAGGCATCCTTACATCCATAAACATTCTAGCACCCATCTTATGAGACGGGAAGTGATATCCCTCCTCAGTCATCGGGTCAGGGAACGTCGTCACCCTGTCCCCTATAAACTTCCCATTATCATCATTCATTTGTTTGGTTATTTGCATCTTATAGCCTCCTGTTATATCCCTTATCTGCTATCACCCTTGCCGTTTTGCAGTTTTGCAAGGGTACCAAAATGTACCCTACCTCTTAAAAAAGGGTACCAAAATGTGCCCTCTTTTGTTCGTAAACCTGCACTTGACAATATACTATATGTCACCCGCACCCTCTCTCCCACATTAGTCTCTAATTCCATGCCTTCTATTCCCCACTCTCGCTTATCCCCTTTTATTAGTTTTTTTGTTATTTTTTTTAGCAAGCAAATCGCTGGAATGCTTGCGCATTTTCTCGGGGGTTAATTATATAAATCACAAAGGGGGGCGCACTTTGGGTTTGCCCAATGGCAAGCATCCTATAGCTCACATACACCCCCGCCACACTGCCCGCCCTCTATCTCTGTCTCTGTTGGGGCAGTTTGGGCATCAGTACCACTCCACTCATCAACCAAGCCAGTGATGTTATACCCCTTAGGCTCATCCATCCCCACGCATCTGAATGAGTATATCCTTCCGCATACAGGGCAGGTTAGGGTGCCGTTAGACGCCAACACCATCCCAACGACCTTGTACTCTCCACACTCGCATAAGAACTCATTTAATGTAATCAAACTATTCTTGTTCATTATCCCTCCTTTATCTCCTTGAATCCCTCGCTCTCGTTGCTCTCGTTACCAGGTGTCAGCTCTGCTGGCCCCTTTTGCAGCTGCCGTTGGGCCTCAATGAAGGTACTGTATAGCTTAGCCACGTCATAATTAAACGTCTTGGTTACTACCTCTTGCTTGTCAGCCATGCCCAGGTGGTTTTTAGCCTCGAATATGGCAGGGACAAAGTTCTTCTCGCTGTGCCGGCGGAGTAATCTACGAAGGGATACCTTGCCCTCACCTTTTTTCTGATCGTAGTAGTCGGCAAACGAGATACTATACTCTTCCTGTATGCGCCTGCCCAGGGTATCAATCGAACAATGGAAATACTCTGCGATCTCCTCTTCGGTGCACTGCAGTCCGCACAGCTCTTCCAGGGCCAAGAAATCAATTGGGATAATAGCCGGTGAGCCGTGAGGATGATGCATGACGGGTAAGGCGGCGAGTGCCTCCGTGCTGGGCGTAGTTTTTCTGTTCTTGGTTTTTTTGCGAGTAGCCATTACCTACCTGTTATGCTCGGCATCCCACCCCATTGCCTCATAATGAGCATTGCTTCCCACTTGATCACTACAACCATAGTACCACAGAGAGCTATATCCTACAACCTACAGGGCAGGTCACGGGCATGACATAACATAAAATAATCACAGAAACTTGATGTTCTGGTGATTCGCTCGTACAGAGAGACTTGACACATGTGGTTGATGAGTATATGATATAGGCAGTTAATAAAACAGGAGGTGCGAAATGGAATTAACAGTAGAGCAAGAGAATTTGGTAGCACAGGAGTTATCGCCTATTGATGAAGAGCAAGAATACGATGCATGGTTAGATGATGTTTTTGGAGAAGTAAATATTGCAGGAAATAGTTATGACACCTCCACAGCATTAAAAGAACTCGATCCTACAGCTTACAGATGCGGGAAAGCTGACTGGCTTGATAGTGAGAATAGTGACAATCGAATAGTCGAGGTCAAGGGAGACTGGTATCTCGCTGATGAGGTAGAAACCTTACTAGAAAATCAAGAGGAGGGAAGTTAATAAGTCGAAACGCCCTTCGGGGCGTCTACCAGAGTAGCCACCTGGCACTGAAGAGATAGGCTAAAGGAGGGCAAAGAGAAATGAAAATGACAGACTTAGAGAACCGATTAAATAGAGATTACCCGGACACCAGTGCTGTAATCTTGAACAATGCGGACGAGGTAATATACAGCGGGAACATGGCTGACGCTAACGAAAAGTGGGACACCCTGCCGTTTGATGCACCACATGGTTTGTATCAGATAGCCTATGCAGGGATTACAGGCAACTGGTACAGGGTAAATTGGATGAAGTTTTAGGAGGTAGAGACAATGACAGACGCAGAATGGGCAGAGCACATGAAGAAAGAGGATAAAATAATCAGAGGTAAAGGAGACAGGAAAATGAAAATCATCCTGCAACGAACGCACAGAGCACACACAACCTGGCCTACCTATGGTGACGATCCCATCGAGATAAGCCGGCATAACAGTCTCCGCACGGCAGTCATGGCATTACAACGCCACACTCGCGCCATGCACAAAGCGTGCGACCAGGGTAGCTGGTCGCATAACTACAGGCTAGTCTGCGCCAAGGAAATCTGGGGCTGCGAAACAGAGATATCACAAGAGGATATCTGGCAAGAGATGAGCAATCAGGAGCAATAAGGAGGTAGAAAATGACAATCAATGAAATTAAACAACTGAACGAACAGGCAGGGCATCACTTTTTCAGCCCCGATACTATGAGATTCTTCAACAGCAGGATAGGTAGCACAGTCAAGGTTAAGGGCACTCTGGCTTATTTCGTCACTTCAGAACGGGATTATGCCCAACCTAGATTATACTCACTAAGAGTCTGTAACCTGGACAACGGACATATGGATACTATTGGAGAATTTCAGGCATACCAAACCAGAGCACAGGCAATGAAGGCAATGGAGGAGATATAATGCACACAATAACCGAAGCAGCTAAAATCCTGGGTATATCCCACACAGCAACTTGGTTTCACGTCAGACTGGGACACTTGCCGGCACAGCGGATTGGGGCCGTGTGGATCATAGAGGATAAAGACCTGGAGACATTCAAAGAACAACGAGAAAAATAACCGTTTTACTCAAAGAAGGGGGGCTTCGACCAGCCCCCCTTTACTTTGTAATAGAGAAGCCCCAGGGAGACCAACCCCCAGGGCTTCAAGGAGGTAGAAAATGATATGGGTACCAATTACATACTACCACGCGGCACAACCCCAGTCAACCTTAATTTTCTTTGCATTTTGTCTTAATTTTGCCAGCGTCATAGCTAATTTAGACTTGACATGAGAGTAGGAAAGATGCTAGTATATTGGCAGCGAAATAAAAGGAGGCAAAGGAAAATGAGAAAGGCCGAAATACTAGAACACTGGAGAGGGATTAAGCCCAATCAATCAATATCCATTGGAGCGGTAGCATATAAGCACAAGGGCAGCACTTATGATGAGGACGGCATCAGGATAACAGGTAGCCAGAAGTTTATTGACTCTGTATTATCCAGGTTAAGCGAACTCTTAGACTACGAAGGGGATGGCACCCGATTACAGTTAGTGTATAAACGCTCCGTTGATAAGGACACAGGGGTAGAACTGGACTCGTACAACTGCTATATCCAGGTGCATGAACGGGGACGCGAAGCACAGATATGCAATGCATTCGTGCGAGGGATTAAGGAGAGGAACTTGTCGAAATATCAGGCTGCTGTAATGGCCTAAGTCGAAACGCCCTTCGGGGCGTCTGTCAGGATTAGCCACCTGGCACTGAAGAGACAGGCTAAAAAAGGAGGGCAAGGAAAATGATGAACCGAACCAATCCACGCTGGGTAGCATACACAGAGCAGGCCAAAAGCCCTACTCTTACAGGATTTCTGGAATGGATGGCCCGGGTGGGCATAGCCTACCGAAAGGCCAGGGGGCTTCACCGGAACGCCACGATTGCTGACCAGGCAGGTTTCACAAACTATGCGCGGCTATACGGCGCGGAGTTAAATAAAATACAGGAGGGATAGAGACATGGCAACAAATTGAAGTAGTCTATAAAAACATAGAGAAATATTTTGATTATGAACAGTATCCTACTCCCTATCCTGGAGGATAGCGGAGGGAGAAGGGCAACAATAAAAAAAGGAAGGAGGGAATATCAGCATGAAAATAGGTTGGAAATTCAACGAGGAAAGCACACGGAACTGTGTCCATGCAAAGGTTCAGGGGGGGGCGGTTCATTGTGACCAAGGCTACCGTCTAGGAGTGCATAAATACGACATCACCCTTAATTCGGTTATCGGGACTGCAAAGTTTGCCCCAGGGTGTGAGCACTGTAAATCCTTCGAACATGACGAGGCAATATAATGGACATCTTAGAGGAGATAAAGAAGCAGCAAGGCAGCATGAGTGACTCCAAATTTGCTACATCCATTGGCTGCACTCGGCAACTCTGGCAGGCTACTCGCACCGGCACGCTCCCATTGAGCGACACGATCCTGAGCGGCGTGGCAAACAACATCCCAGCCTTGAGAAAGGCCGCGGACTCTCAGCATCACAAGATGTTCCGCGGATTAACCAGCAAAGTGAGGCAGGACAGGCGCGAAAGCATTGGAGTGGTGCAATCGGCTATTGAAGAGGTAAAACGCCACCTGCGTTAAATCTCACGAGTAAAAAAGGGAGGTAGATTATGCATTTACCATCGAAGGGCACAGAACACAGGGTTAGCGAACTGCAAGGGTTCTCTCTCACTAACAAGACCACAGTGGCAGAGCTACTGGAGAGCATCAACAAGGCGATCAACGACGCGTATGCCGCAGGGGTAGCCGCTGGCAGAAAGGAGGTAATAAAAAATGACGTTAGATAAGGCCATAGACACGTTGATTGTAGCTAACATCCAGCCACGGCAGGGCTTCGATGAAAACGACAGAAGAGAGGCAATCTCTTTAGGCATCGAGGCACTGAGGCGGGTAAGAATGACTCGTGAGGTGGGACCGGAGGTCTGGATGCCTCCATTATCGGGAGAAACATGGAGACAAGCACCATTAGCAGGAGACACAGGAGGGAGGTAAATTATAATGGAAAATGAAATGAAACTGGAAAGATTATCACTGAGGAACTTCAAGGGGGTAAAGGAATTTACTTTTGAGCCAGGGGGTGAAGACATCGCCGTTTACGGCGACAACGCAACAGGAAAGACTACCCTGGCAGACGCGTGGTTCTGGCTATTGTTCGGCAAGGACAGCCTGAATAAGACCGACTTCGAGATTAAAACGCTGGAAAACGGGGCGCCCGTGCATGGACTGGAGCATGAGGTTGAGGGAGTTTTGCTCCTAGGGGACGCGGCACTCACGCTGAGAAAGGTTTATTCCGAGAACTGGACGAAGAAGAGAGGGTCTCCATCCAAGGAATTCACGGGGCACAGCACAGACTATTGCATTGATGGCGTGCCGGTGAAAAAGAACGAGTACGAGGCGAAGATATCGCTCATCGTGGACGAGGATGCTTTCAAGTTGCTCACTAACCCCCGGCACTTCAACGAGGTGCTGCACTGGCAGGAACGCCGGAAGGTGCTGCTGGAAGTATGCGGCGACGTTAAGGATGAGGACGTGATAGCCAGCGATGGTGCCTTAGCCAGTCTCCCCGACATCCTCAACGGGCATAAACTCGAAGATCATCGAAAGATAGTAATGGCCAAGAGGACTGAGATAAACAAGGAGCTGGCCATGATCCCCGTTAGGATCGATGAGACCCAGCGGGGGTTACCAGGGGAGAGAGAAGGGGAAGCTGAAGTACAATCGCTGCTCTCCTCTTTGAGGAATGACAGCGCCGGAATAAGCCAAAGGATAGCGACCTTGGTGGCAGGGGGAGGAGTAGCAGTAAAGAACATAGAACTGAGAGAGGTCGAGGCCGAGCAGATGAAGTTGCAGAAAAACCACTGGGTAAAGTCGGCCGGCGAAACGCAGAAGGCCAAGGCTGAATTGAGGAGGTTGGAGGATAAAATCAGAGAGATTGAGGCAAGGATAGGCACTAATCAACGCCTATCAACGGAGGCGTCAGAGGAGGTCACTCTCAACGAAAACAAACTGGTCTCCCTGAGAGAAAAGTATGCAGCGGTTTACGGCGAGGAGTTTGCCTTCGAGCAAAGCGACACTTGCCCTACCTGTGGACAGGCATTGCCGGTAGCACAGTTAGATGCAGCCAGGGAGAAGGCGCAAGCCGACTTCAACCTCTCGAAGGCAGAAAGGCTAGAGGAAATCGTTGCCGAAGGTAACGCAATCAAATTCAGGAAGGAGAGGGCCTCGGCCCAGGACGTCAGACTTATGACGGAGGGCTCTAATGCTCACACCGAGCTGGTCGCAGCCACCCATGAGGCTGCCAGGGCTGAGGAAACAGTCGCCTCCTTGGAGCAGGCAGAAACCGACTATGCCAAGACTCCCGCCTATCTCCAGCTTGAGGAAAAGAAAGGGGCCATTGAGCAGCAGATAGAAGAACTCAAGGCAGCGAGCACGGAAGAGGTTGATCGCGCAATAGCAGCGCGCCAGGCAACGGACGTAAGCATCGCGGAATATGAGGCCACCATCGCTGAAATCCAGCAACGCGCATCCGGGCTCCAGCGCATTGAGGACCTCAAGCACCAGGAAAAGCTACTCGCAGCAGAGTTTGAGAAGATGGAGCAGGAACTTTACCTGACTGAGCAGTTTGTCAGAACAAAGGTGCAGCTCTTGGAGGGCAAAATCAACAGCAAGTTTGAGATGGCCAGGTTTAAGATGTTCGATGAGCAGGTCAATGGGGCAATCGCAGAGTGTTGCGAAACCACCTACCACGGATCCCCTTACGCCACCGCACTGAGCAACTCGGAGAGGATAAACATAGGCCTGGACATCATCAACACCCTATCCGAGCATTATCAATTCGTGGCCCCGATATGGGTTGACAACTGTGAAGCAGTAGCTCGATTGCTACCAACCAAAGGCCAGCAAATAAAGCTCTATGTGAGCGAGGCTGACAAGGTTTTAAGAATAAAAAAGGAGGATTAAGAACATGGCAGAAGTAAACAAACAGGAAACAAAGGCAGTGGCAAAGCCCTATGACATCGTGAAATCAACCACCGCTACACTGAGGAAATTCACCGAACGCGGGGAGTTGAGGCTACCGGACAACTACAGCATCGAGAACGCGCTGAAGGCAGCATGGCTGGCCTTGCAGGAAACCGAGGACAAAAACCATGTGCCG